TACAGTGGCGGGAGTCAAAGCGCGCCACTGACAGGGAGGTCGGGACGGCCCCGCATGGTACAACATTAAAATGCCGCCGGGTCATTTTGTCGCCCCCAGAATTCCGGGGGCGTGGCGCTTGTTCCATAGTCAAACAGATACCAGCAAGCGTTGTCCTTTCCTGTGTGCGGGCTGTCCGGGATCCATTTCACACGGCCAACCGACACGATCTGTCGGCAGTACTCAAGATATGGCGCGGCCTGCCTTGTGTGCATCCAGTCTGCATCAAAGAGCAGCCACGTAGGCCTTATTGCGGAGAGGTGGACAATGAGCCGGTGTAAGATAGGCCGGGACCATGGCGGGTTGGTAATGAACAAATCCACGTCGGCGTCCTCTATCCTGAAGGCGTCTAGTGTGCGGGCTCCCACGTCGCCACTTGGGGCTATGTCACTGGCGTATTCCAGCGTCGGACAGAAGCGCCCGCCGTGCGCCACGCCTTCAAAGCTTGACAGAGCCCGGATTAGAGCACCGTCGCCGCAGCAGGGCTCTATGTATGTAAACCGTTCGGGCAGATGGGGGATGAGCGGCTCGACCGCTGCAACAGGAGTCGGGTAGAAATCGCGTTCCCGTCGCGCAAAGTCGGAGCGCTTTCCCACGTCACAACAACCCGAGGGCCAGCACCGTCGCGTAGAAGGCAGCCATCGCGAACAGGACCGTCATTTTTTCTGGGCCCTTGTCGGCGGGGGATTTATGTGCTTGCCCGTCAGCGTTTCCAGCACGTACGTGAACTGCCCGCTGATCGTGCGCCGCTCTTTCGCCGCCAAGTCCTTGAGAACGTGGTAGCTCTCAATCGGGATGACGACTGATTTCCATTTATCGGGGTTCATGGCACTAATCCTTTATTTCTAGGACTCTATCGGACTTATCCACCGGAGTCAAGGCCCCCCAGTTCGGACCAAGCGATATATCGCATGGGGTAGGGACCGCAAGCTCCACCGAGGATTCCATTATGTTACAGAGGTCACGGGCCTCCGTCGCCTCCGTTACCGAAAAGGCCAGTTCGTCGTGGATTTGCACAAGGGGCACTTTGCCCCTCTCCCGGTAGACCGCAGCCATCGATTTTTTCGTCATGTCACTCGCGGATGACTGGATTAATTTATTCAGTGAGCGGTACAAGTACGCACGTTTGATATTGTCGCCGTATTCGATATGCGCCTCCTCCTTGGGGAGGGCGCGAGCGGAAACGAACAGGTTTGGCTCCCACAGATCAAACCGGCATTTGCGGCCAAGCAGCGAGCGGACAAACCCTCCCTTGTCTCGGTGGGCCACCTTACGTGTCACGGCGTCGGTCAGTTCCTTAACAAAAGGAACATCCTCATGGTACTGGCGCATGAGCCGTTTGGCCTGCTCCGGTGCCACATCCAACTGCTCCGCGAGACGTGTTTGCCCCATGCCGTACATGATGCCGAGGTTGATGGTCTTGGCGGAGGCGCGAGGGATGTTGGCGATATCGGCCACCATCTGGTGGAAATCGGTTTCAGGGTTGGTGCGGTATGCCTTGACGAAATCGTCGGCCCCGGTCAGGCCCTTGTGCGTGAGGCTTGCAAAGTGGACGAGGATACGCGGCTCCTGCTGATCAAAATCCAGCGACGCCCACTGTTCGCCATCTTCCGGCAGGAACAGCCCGCGTATCTTTCTAGCCATGGCGGGATTGCGGGCGGGGGTTTGTTGCAGGTTGGGGTTGGACATAGAAATGCGCCCGGTTACGGTGCCGCCGCCGTCCGACCGTAGCTGGTTGATATGGCCGTGGATTCTTCCGTCCTCGGTATAGCGCAGGATGCTGGACAGGAAGGTGTTGCCCACCTTGTCGTATTCCCGCGCCTCGGCAATCTTCTGGGCTATGGGGTGCTCATGCTGGGAGAGGAAGTTCTTGGTGAAGGACGGCAGCCCCGTCTTGGTCCGCCCATAGGGTATGTCCAGCAGGTCAAAGACCTTGGCAATGCTGGCTGCTGCCCATAGCTCGACGGCAAGTCCGGTCTCCTTCTTGATGCCGGACTGTATGTTCTTGACGATCTTCAGGAGGTCCTGCTTGAGGCGCTCGGCGGCGTCGAGGTCCACCCGGATGCCACGCCGCGTCATTTCGATGCAAAGCGGCAGGACGGAGGTCTCCAGTTCAAAAACCTGCCACAAATCCTCCTTGGTCAGTTCGGCCTTGAAGACCTGCCAGAGGTCGAGCGTAAGCTTGGCGTCGGCCTCGGCATACTCTCCGACAAAGCAGGCGGGCAGCTTGTATAGCTCGCCTTTGGGGTCAACGCCAAATTCCTGTGCGGCCTCTCGGAGCGCGGCCTCGGACTTCATCAGCCCCAGATAATCGTAGGACACGGAATTGAGCGAATAGCTGAAGCGGTTTTCGTTCAGCAGGGGCGCAGCTAACATGGCGTCGAGCATCTTGCCTTCGAGCTTTATGCCTATCTGCCCCAGCCAGCCTGCGTCGTAGGCGGCGTTGAAGAAAATCTTATCCGCCGGGTGGCTCGCTATCTCCTTTTGGAACCAGCGCATGACGATGCCCCGGTCGAGGTTGCCACCACCCTCGTGGGCAATGGGCAGATATGCATTAAACCCTTCATATGCGACGGCAAACCCGACGACATCGCCGTGGCCGGTGGCCCACCCCGGCCCGTGGGACTTGAGCCGTGGGTCTTTGGTCTCCAGATCTATTGCAATTTCCGTGATGCCGCCGGGCGTCGTGGGCAACTGCTCAATGGGCACCCATTCGGTTTTCACGCCCCACTTCGGCTTCTGGAGATTATTTTTCATGGTCCCAAAATCCCGGACATTCAAACTCGTCCCGCTGCTCTTTACTGACAGGGTAGTTACGGCACACGTTCGGGCGTAATTCATGGATGGTGCAATGCCAGTTATCCTTCCCTACTTTCTTAACCCAAGGGCATATGTCTGAGTCGCGCTCTTCCCCTGTTTTGGGGTCCATCCATAAGTCGGCAGTGCGTCCTTCTCCATCGCCCCAGAGATGGCCGGTCTTCCAACTAAAGATGTCTGCCGTGTCCAGGATGTCTTGCCGACCGGCGTCTTCCCATCGTTGAAGATCTTCTTCGCCTGCGGACATCGTCGCCATGTAGGGTCCGTAAGTACAGCACTTGCCGCAACCGGTGCAGTTGAAGTTTTCGCGGTCTTTTGCTTCTTCGTCCGCTAAAAGTCCGGCCTCTCTGAGAAGTAAAGGCGCTAAATCGGTCTTCACGCCCCACTTCGGCTTCTGGAGATTATCTTTCATGGTCCCACATTTCCATCTGTGGAGAACGGGAGACCGGCAGCATGACTTGGGCGTAATCGAAGGGCGTCTCGAAGGTCTCTTTAATCCGTATTTCTTCTTCTCCAAAGCGGATGACTTGCGCATTATACGTGAAGACTATTTTCGGGACGGAGATGCGGTCATGGGCAAAGTCGATCCCACGCTGGGTGGGTCGCCATATTCCGGAATGCTTGACCGCCGGGTCTTCTGATTCCCGGCGTTCGATGAGCCCCCACCAGCGGACGGTGGGCAGTTGATTTGTTCTTGTGAGCCATTTTGGCGCGGTGTTTGGTACATCCGTCCAAGCGCTGCCTTCTCCGACGAGCCAGATCAAGGAACGCGCCATGGAGGAATTAAAATGGCGCGGGTAAATTTTCCCCCACCTGTCGCAACATGGGCAGTGGCCTCCATCGCCATGGATGGCGGAAAGCCAGTCCACTCTGGATTCCTGAAGTGTTTTCATTTTAACATATCCCTTGTGACCCGGAAGCGCTCTGGGTCGAAGGGATGGGGTTCGGGTTCCTCATTATTTTCTCCACCGGTGCATTCGTAAGCCACGGCAGCGTATCCTGCACCGTCAACGTAATCGTCGCGGTTAAGGATTCCCAGCTTCCGCCGCGCTATTTTCAATAGCTCCATCATGCTCGCAACGTCGGACGCAGCAAGTTCGCCCTTGTTGTACAGGTAGGCGTTCCACAGGCGGGCTATGTTCTCATGGTTTTCCATCATGGACCCGTGGGTGCTGGCCCGATCTCCGTCCACAACCTCCAAGGCCGTCTCCAGGACTTCTTTCGCCGTCATCGTCTCTCTCCCTTTAAAATAATGCGCCCGCACCGGCAATCATGCCGCCGATAAAAAGCATCACGAAATATTCCCAACCCATCCGGCTCTCCCAGTTTTCCTTGGCGCACAATCGCTTCCAAAGTTTTCTCAACGAATTCTTCATACCGCCCACCCTCTTTGTGAATCTTCCGGCATCTTGAGAACGAGATTCTGTTTCGCTCTCGTCACACCAACGTACAGAACGCGGTGCGCGTCGTCAGGATTTTTCTCCATTTCCTTCAAGGCCTTACCGGACAGGTCCATGAACAGCAGGACGTTGTCCGCCTCGCCGCCCTTTGCCCCGTGGATCGTGGACAGTTTGATCTTGGGCTTCTCGAATATGTTGATGCCCCGGTTGAGGAGAGCCGTGGCATAGGCGCGGTCTTCATCACCTATGCGGTCGAGGGCCATGTCCCATGTGTCGTCGGGCGTCTCCAGACCAAAGTGCTGGCGCAGGACGGCCATCGTGAAGAGGTCCTGTTCGTCTGCGCCGCCGAGCATTTTCTTGGCACCGCGTTTCAGGCGGCCCTCCCCGCTGGACATGTGGTCATACAGGTTCACGGCCTCCTTCAGGGAGACCTCATGTCCGGGGCTTTGTTGTAGGTGGTTCCACGAACTGATGGCGCTCCGGATGGTTTTCTTGAGGGACGGGGAGCCCTTGCGCTCAAAATAGTGGCCGCTGGAGGTGAGCCTGTCGGCCAGTTCATCCAGCATGTAATTAGCCTGCGCTAGAATGAGCCACTCTTCGTCGCCGAACGAGACCGTGTTGGCGTCATAGGTGCGCTCGACGCTTCCCTTCTCGTGGCGTGGAAGCCAGATTTTCTTCTGCCTGCTTCTGATGCGCTGCACTACGGAGTCCGCAACTTTATGTATGCTGTGCGGAATCCTGTAGGACTGGGAGAGAACCTCCGACCCGCCCGGAAGCTCGACAAAGTGGTTGATGTCTGCCCCGGCCCACCGGTAGATGCCTTGGTCATCGTCGCCTGCAACGAACATGCGCTCGCTGCGGTCACTAAGGTGGTGAGCTACCTTCCACTGCAACGGAGTGAGGTCCTGTGCTTCGTCCAGAAACACCACCTTGAGAAGGGGTATGCTTCCCGGCTTCTCGGAAAGCTCCACCATCATGTCGGTGAAGTCGCTCAATCCATTCAGCGCCTTGAAGCGCTCGTATTCCTT